CAGCTACTTCAGGCAACTTAGCAATGTATTGTCTTTCTACACTAAAGCCCACCCCAGTCCCACACATGAGAATGTACATCATCTCATCAAAGGCTCGGGGGCTGTCTACGGCAATGTAGCTACAGTTGAAGCCTGCTACGTTGTCTCGATCCAGTGCTTCCCCTGCTGTCATCAGTGCCCGCATGGAGGGCATGACTTGCATATCAAAGATGGAAAGCCAAAGCAAGGTTTCTGTTTCTTCATCAATCAAGCCTTTCTCAACCCAATAGTGGGTGTACCGAGAGACTGTCTCTCCCCAGTGCTCCCTTCGGTTGTGATTAGGTAGGTATCGAGCATACCTGGATTTATGAATGTACTGTTGGTATAGATCCATCAAAGGTCCTCCTCTTCCTGTGTCCCCATAGCCATTGCAAACTGAATGTTAAACTTATGTGCCTCAAGGGCACCAAGGATCTCTATTGGGCTGAGTACAGGGTAGCAAATGGTGTGTAGTTCCCCTTCATGCTCAATGAAGGCTAGAAAAGAGTCAGGTACTTTATCCTTGATTGATATTTTATCAAAGATCTCCTGAATGGTCTTTTCAGCTTCCTCTTTTCCCTTCTTCCCAAAGCCACCCTGAATGACTTGCATCACCTGTCACCTCTACCTTGAATGGTCCCGTTTTCCAGGCGCTTCTTAAGTTTCTCTACATTGGCTTTGGCTACTTTCTCAAAGTCAATCTGCATATCATCCAAGATCATAGCAAGGTTCCAAAGGACATCCCCTGCTTCACTAATGACCTTTGCACGGTCTATGCTGACGGCATCACCCCTCAGAAGGGGTTTGATGAATAGGTCAGCCAGCTCCGCTGCTTCCACCATGAGAGAACAAACGGGATACATTCTGTCTTCATAAAGCGCAGTACGAGAAGCAAGGCGCTGATACAAATTAAAGTCAATGTACTTTTCCTCTTTATTTTCCATGCACAATATACTCCTCAATGAGTCTTTCCAAGTACCAGCTAGCCTTCTTAAGATCCTCAAGACCATTCTTGTACTTATACCTGTGCATATATTTTAACACAGAACCCTCATAATAACTGCATATATTTCCACCCAATTGCTGCCTAATGTATTCTATGGCTTCAATGGACCCTTGGTTGTAGTGCTTTGGCTTTGCAACGGCATCCCATTCAGCAGGGGTGGCATTGTCAATACTGTTTCTCATAAAGAATGTCTCCCAATCAGAGTCTAGCCGACTTCTTTCTCTTCTTCTTTGAAGCATTGTCAACATAAGCAAGGAACTCATCTAGTTGTGATAGTGTAAAGTATCTAAACCCTTCCTTCTCACACCACTTGCCCATAGTAATGTCAGAACCTTTACGTACTTTCTTCCTTGGGTCAGAGAGAATAAATATCAATTCATTGTACTTATTGATACTGTCCCTAATGGCTTTGTACTTTTGAGTATCACCCGTCCTAAAGAACCCCTTGCACTCCACAATGATTCCACTGTCGGAGTGTACAAAGTCAGGTTTGTACTCCCTATGAATCACATAGGGCAACATGAAGGGTTCAAACTTGAACTCCCAACCAGTCACCCCTTGTGCAAAGTCCCTCTCAAGACCACTCCTGTAGTTGCTACTGGATCTCGGCATAGGGGATCTCTGGAACCTTGGGTTCATTAACTACCTTGGTGAAGAACTTTGGACCCGTGGAGTACACAAACCCTCGTACACCCTCCCAGCAGACCTTCTTGAAGTGACAGTAGGAGCAGGTAGCCGTTAGGACCATGTTGCCACTCTTGCCATCAGGCACAGGCTCCGCACAGGGCTTCTCAGGAGGCGTATCCCTAGCGACCACCTCAAGAACATGGGCTACCCTCTCCTCGATGGAGTAGTTGATCTTCTCGTGGACAGGAGCCTGGGTGTCCTTCTCGTCGTACATGAGATAGGTCAGGTGTCCATTCTGCTTGTCCATTGCAAGCCATCCGTACTTTGTCTCACCCTCGGAGTGAGCATAGGCTTTGATCTGTCCCACATAGGCAAAGGGATCATCATAAGCCAGTGATCCATCCTTGAACTTTTTGAAGCCATAGGTGCTGGTGGACTTGATGTCAGTTACAATCCCATCAATTTTACAGTCCATAGACCCCTTGATTTCCCCTACCTCACAGGGGTGCTGTTCATGTGTCACCTTGTGACCTGACATCTTAACCAAGAACAGCAGCATCTCCTCGATGATGTGACCATAGAGGAACTTTATGAGGTTCTCTGGGCGGTACTTCTGTCGTGCTTTTCCATGATAGTGATTCCATAAATAACGGTCGTCCCTTCCAATATTTGAGAGCCTCAACTTGCGTGAATCAAAGCTCTTGCTAAGGAACTCCTTACGCATGAGATCCTTGACTGCCTCACCAAAGGCGTCAATCTCTTTCTCAACATCAACCCCCTCTGGTGTCCTCTTGGAGAGAACAACAGAGTAAATATCTTCCACTAGTGTATGAATCATAGAATAGCCCCTACGTTACTACGGTGCTTGACAAAGCGCATCTTTCGTGTTCTAGGATTAAACACTAGGATCTGTACTCCAAGCATCTCCTGAGCAAAGGTTCTTTTGAAACCCCAGTTCAGTTCACTCTTCTTGCTCTTGATGTCAAAGAGCCAAACCTTTCCGTTCTTGATTGCAACAATGTCCACTGGACCCGTGGAACCAGCATTTTGATAAACTTCAAAGCCATTGTCCCAAAGCCAGGTCACTGCATAGCACTCAGCGAGATCACCCACTCGGCTTGTGTCCTTATTCAATGTGTTTCACTCCAATTGTCTCCAATGTGGTACTCACCAGCCAGAGGACAGTTGAGCTTGAAATGAAGCCCTGCTGCTTGGATGGATTGTACCGCCAAGATCCCAAAGGACTTAGCTTGCTCTTCCTTGACCTCACTTTGTATTTCATCATGGATGTTACCTACAAACTTAAAGTCAAGACCCCACATATTAGCATACTCATGGAGTATACACAGTGCTTTTTTCATAACAATTGCACCTGCACTTTGAAGTAGAGTATTTAGTGCAGCATGTTCTGATCGGATATAAACCTTTCTCCCATCAACACCAAATAAGAACCCTCTATGGCTTTTAGAGGACACTTGTTCCTTAAGGGCTGCCAAGGCAGGCACGTTACTAAGAAACTTCTCCTTCAGCATCTTTCCCTCTCGGGAATCTTTACCCACAATGGACCCTATTTTGGCGTCTCCTGCCCCGTACAGGAAAGCGTAGATAAAGGTTTTTGCCTGGTTCCTGGTCTCCAGTCCTGCTGCTAGCTGGTTCTTTGTATGCACATCACCCGTCAGGATCTCCTTGGTGTACTCAGGATCATTCATGTAGTGTGCAAGCATTCTCAACTCAAGCCCACTGGCGTCTACACCCACCAGCTTGTACCCCTTTGGTACAACCCAGCAGGCTCTACAATCAGTCCCATAGGGCTTCCCATTGGCTGTCACCTGTGCCATGTTGGGGTTGCTGTGTGTCATCCTGCCCGTGACCGCGCCATTGGTTCTGACTTCCCCATGGACCCTGCTGTCCTTGTCAGCCAACTCCAGCCAGGACTCCACCATAGCAATTCTTTTCTGTACCATCAGGTACTCTGCTATGAGCTGTGCTTGGGGAATGGGAACACCCTCGAGGACAGTCTCGTCCACCTTGGGTTGCCCTGTCTCAGTGAACTCCTTGGGTTGCCATCCAAACCACTGAAGGTATCTCCCAATCTGCTGCCGCGAGCCAAGGTTGAAGGGTGACCAGCTTATCCTGCTGAAGGGTCCTGCCACCTGTTGCCATTGGTCCTCACCAAAGAACTTAAGACCCACTGAGGATAGTTCCCCATTGAGTTTGTACTTTGGTGTTACTTCCTTTTCAAAGACAGGTAGTGGTTTGAATACGGAGAGAACCGTATCCTCCAGCTCCATCAGTTTCTGCTTTAGTTCACCAAGGAAGGTGTAGCACTTCTTCTGATCCAAGAGCCACCCATTGCGGGTTTGCTCTGTGATGATCCATGCCACTTGGTGCTCTAACTGAATGGACTGCTCAGAGAACCCCTGTAGTTCCTTCAAGAGGTACTCATGTAGCCTCTTGGTCACCTGCACGTCCCTCAGACAATACTCGATCATCTCGGGGGTACATTGTGACCAGTCACTATGATCACCCTTTGGGAACCCTAGAGCCTCACCATAGGAGGCTAGACTGTGCCCTGCCTCCCTGCTGGGGTTTGCAAGCCTTCCAAGCACCAGGGTATCTACTACCCTAGCCCTGTCAAAGTAAACACCCCACAGGCGTTCCAGTGCAGGTACATCGAACCCTATGCCATTGTGGAACACCCATGTGGAGTCTTTCTGTTGATTGAAGAAGGTTACAAAGTCCTGTTTGTTTGTATACACACTTTCATTGACACATACACACCATATCCTTGTGGGGTTTAGGGAATCAGCTTCAATGTCAGTGTAAAGTAATGTCAAAACGGTACCTCGAAGTTTTCTTCAGCACTATCCTCAAGTTCCACCAGTCTACCAGTGTCCTTGTCATAGAACAAACGACAAGCCACACCCGTGAGACCCGCAAAGCGATTCTTCAGAACACGCACCACAGTGGTGTTTGCTTCCTTCAAGTCCTCTGCCTGCTGGTTACGTTCCAAGCCAATCACACAATCCGATAGCTGTGCAATGGCAGCAGAACCCCTTAGTTCACTCAAGGACACCTGTGCGCCTTCCTCGTGACCCTTGGAGCCTTGAGGGCGTCTAAGGTGAGATACAAGGAACATACCAATGTTTAGCTCCTGTACCAAGGTTCTGAGCTTGGTCATGATCGCATCAATGGCTCTTCTCTCGTCGCCAAAGCCCTCCTGTGACGACACGATGATGCTGATATGGTCGAGAATGAACCATTTGCAATCATATGCTTTAGCCATATATCGAATACGACTAAACACACTGTCGTCATTAGCACTACCAAAGTGTTTCCACAGGTAAAACCTTTCGGGGTTAATCTTCTTCAACCAAGCAATACGATCCTCTTTGGTGACCCCTGGCAGGTGTAGGGGTTGGTTTGCCATGATGGAAGCAATACCCAGACCTGTCCTCTTGGGTACTTCCTCAAGGGCAATCACAGCAATATTGTCCGTGGTTTGTGTGTACAGGTAATACTCCATCTCTCGAAGGAGTTGAGACTTACCCATTCCAGACCCTGAAGTCACTGTCACCAGTTCACTAGGGCGAAATCCATAGGTGAGATGATTTAGACCCTGCCAAGGATAGAGAATACTATTGTCCTCACCTTCCTCCTCAACCTCTTTGATAATGTCCTCAAAGGTTACAATCCCATCAGGTTTGTGTGCCTTTGAATCCCACCAGGCAGTCATAAAGTCAGATACTCTACCTTCCTTAAGAAGGTCATTAGCATCCTTAAAACCATCAGGGATTTTCATGACCTTTAGCTTATGTGGGCTAAAGAGATCTTTAATGGACTCTATGGCTGCCTTGCCAGCATTGTCATTATCAAAACACACAACAACAGAATCATAACCCTCAAGAAACTCTAGGTTTTCTTGGATGTCTTTACGGGCACCTTGGGAGCCAGTACGAATACTAACCACATCCCATTTATTGTTAAACATCTCAGAGACAGCCAAGGCATCACACTCACCCTCAGTGATTGTAATAAACTTACCAGAGCCTCTACAGATTTGTTGACCAAAGAGACCTAAACCAGAGGAGGTTCCTTTTGAAAAGAAATTCTTATTTTGTACTATCCTTGTCTTGACAAAAGCAACATCGCTAGTATCAGTTCTATAGTAAGGATAGTGGTGCTTGGATATATTACCAAATGAATCATATTCAACATGAACATTAAACCTCTCACAAGTGGCTTTGGATATTCTTCTGTCTTTGATTGAATCAATAACACCAACTAACTCAACTTGCATAGGTAATTCTTCTCTTTGATATACCACATTGGGGTTATTACCATTGATATGATAATCACAATTAGGTGAAAAACAATGAGCACCTCCATCTGAGTATATTGCAAGGTTATTCTTAGAGGAACACTTAGGACAACTAGAGTGTCTTAGGAACATCTTTGTAATCTCCACCAAAGAACTCTATAGTTCTCTTAAGAGAGTTTATAGTTTTCTTTATCTCTTTTAGATCCTCTTTAGGATCACTATGATATATACCACTAAGTAATATTCCTTTCTTTCTCCTATTGTAGTCTAAGGTTATACTCTTTAGTGAATCTTTAAGATATTCAATAGTTATATCATTAAGAGTATCTATGTGCATATTAACTAGCATTCTATATCATCTATACTAATTAATAAGTATTTAGATTTACTATTGAGGTTTGTAAATTTAATAAACCTTGCTGGTTTTTTATAATCAAAGTTAGAACAATGAAAGTATTCTGCATTCATCTTCCTGGATGACCAGAAAATTACATTGTCTCTGAGCACACCGTAGAGTGTAGTCTCGCTGTCCATCATAACACCCTCTAGGACCGCATAGGAGCCCTTAGGAGACGTTTTGAGGGGTAGGGTAGCACCGACCTACCGGTTACCCCTCTCAGAGCCTCCTAGAGCCTCTGGTTAGAACCCTTCCTCGAACTCCCCTTCCGCGTCATTCTCCGACCGTTCAACCAATCGAACAGCGTTGAGGTAGGGAGTAACACCATGTAGAGGAGAGGGCTTTTTACCCAAGCCTACACTGATGCGGACCTTTGACCCGCGGGGAAGCTCACCCTCTACAGGGTTATTTTCAATATCTACTACCTTAATGGAATATTGACTCTTAAACTTACGCTGAGGTGTTCCATTATAATCAGTAACTTTTACTCCTTTGGACATAAGGAGATCTTTAGTTTCTTCACTCAAAGTAAGCATTAAAGAATAC